AGGAGTGCAGGTTGAGAAACCAAAGGATGACATTTGGGATGAGTTAAACGATAAAGCAAAGGACATATGAGTTTTGATCAAGAAATGAAAAATCTTTATAAATGGATTTATGAAGAAATGGCAAAACATCCACATGCAAATGGAAAATTGTATGTGCCAAAAAGCCACATTAAAAGAGGCGAAATGATGGTAACCAAAAGCATGGATTTAACAGAATATCAATGGCTCATTGATATGTATGGATTAACTCATGAGGAGCTTATGATATGGACCATGTGGAATGAGCCGGAATTTAAATATGCTTATTGGGAATGCGGATTGATTCCAAAGGTTACAATGGCAATAAACAATGGAGGTTGGTGCGAACATGTAATCAGAGCAAGAATAATATTTGAAAAACCATAAACAATGACCAAACAAAACAAAGAACGAATCAAAGACCTTGAGAGAGCTCTCACCAGGGCGAAGTATCCGAAGCTGCCATATGTGGATTCATTCCTCACTAATTGGCAAGATAACTCAGCGAATGCTCTGACCAAATCAATCTGCGGATTCCTTCAGATGAGTGGATGTCAAGCGGAGAGAATCAATACCATGGGAGTGTATCGTAAAAAATACCGCACCGATGGAGTGGAGATGGGAGGACAATGGACCAAAGGAACGGGAACACCTGGATCAGCTGATATCTCAGCAACCATCCGAGGGAGGTCAGTGAAGATTGAGGTCAAGTATGGGAAGGACCGGCAGTCCGAAGCTCAGAAAGTATATCAGAAAATGATTGAGGATGCCGGAGGAGTTTACTATATCTCAAGGACCTTTGATGATTTTATTGAATTTTATGATAATTTTATCGCTGAATTAAAATAGTTTATTATCTTTATTGAAAATTAATACACACGCAAATGGAAAAACAAGAGAAAACAGTCGCAACACTGTACCAAAAGTTGCACACTGCCAAGTCGCAGATTGGAAAGGTAGCAAAGAATGCTACGAATCCACATTTCAAAAAGTCATATGCTGACATCAATGCACTGCTCACCGCAGTCGAGCCAATTTTATTGGAGAATGGATTGATTCTACTTCAGCCAATAGTTGGAAATGATGTGGTGACTCGCATCATCGACATCGATTCAGGTGAGATGGTTGAATCATTCATGACCTTACCGATTATTACGGATCCACAAAAGGTGTTGAGTGCGGTTACTTACTTTCGAAGAGGTACATTGCAATCACTTCTCTCACTTCAGGCAGTGGATGATGATGGAAAGGCAGCATCGATTGCAGTCGCTCCGGTTAAACCTGCATTAGACAATGCGAGATTTGAATCCGCAGTGGCATCCATTCAAGCAGGTAAGTACACCAAAGAGCAATTGATTGAGAAATGGACATTGAGTGAGGTACAACTTAAAGCATTGGAAGTATGAAGTGGCATCCATCCTCCATCGGCAAGTTGATGACCAACGGTCGTGGAAAAAACGAAGTCGGAGCAACCGCAAAAAGTTATATCAAGCAAATTGCTAAGGAAAACTTTTACGGATACCGTAGTGAGATAAACAACAAGTACATTCAAAAGGGATTGATGCAAGAGCAGGATTCGATTGACCTACTTAATACAGTACGATTTGAAGCATATGAAAAAAACACTGTTCGAATGGTTGATGAGTACATGACCGGAGAGTGCGATATCATCACCAATGATTTAATTATCGATATCAAAACATCCTGGTCATTGGATACCTTTCCGGTAATGGCAGAGGATGGATATGATGCACTTTATGAGTGGCAATTGAGAGCTTACATGATGCTTTACAACAAACCTAAGGCAGAATTAATCTATTGCATGGTAACTACATCCAATGAGCTACTAAACGAGTGGGAGAACTTAGCCTTGCATCGTGTGGACCATATCGCACCGGAGAAGAGAATCACCGTACTTTCGTTTGAACGGGACCAGGATAAGGAAAGCGACATCATCGAGAAGCTCAAAGCAGCAACGGAGTATTATAACGAGTATTATAAATTATTAGAAGAAAAATAACATGGAAGCACGCGAAAATTTTATCACATCGAAATTGAATGAAAGGAAGTTCAAAAGTAGAGTTTATTCAACAAGAGAAATATCTCAGATTATTGGAATGGAGAAACATCCAGCTAATAAAAACGGAAGCATCAAAGCAACTCTCTCAAATCATCCGGATTGGTCCTTTCAATATGGAAGAACATGGATGTATATTGGTAACAAACAAAACAAACCAATCAAATCCAAACCAACTCAAGAGAAAAGAGCTCCTCAAAGGAAAGAGATATCAATATTGTGGGGATTAATCAAGATAAGATGACAGCAGTAGAGTGGTTATTAGAAAAGTGGGCAATACAAGGGACTTTACATAGTTCTGATATTGCACAATCCATAGAAATGGAGAAGGAGCAGATAATGAATGCTTATATATTTGGGGCTCAAGATGAATATGTAATTGGCTCACAAAGATACTACAACGAAACCTTTAAATCAGAATAAGATGAGATACTTCATTATTTTTATCAGTGCATTAATCATTGAGATATGCTCAACATTTTATGTGCATTACATCACTGAAGTCAATCCCATTGGAATGTGTTTCTTTGCTTTCATTGGTCCATTCCTTGGATTGCCTTTCGCAGGATATATGGTTGAATCAAAATTTTGGAGTGAACGAATCAAGATGGCATTCGCTTTGGCATTCGGTTATGTGGCAGGTGCATTAATAGTGATAAATTTAATCAGATGAAACAAACAATTCTCGCAATGATCACAATCATAATCACCTTGGCAGCAATCATGGTGGTGGGAGCTGCAATTGCATCTCAAATATTCAAAGGAACATTTTAAATTATATACAAATGGAGTTAACAGTAACAGGTACAATCAAGATGATTGAGCCAATCAAACAAATCAGCGATAAATTCTCAGTGAGAATGTTCGTATTAACAATACCAAATGGAGAGTATCCGCAGGACATCTCATTCCAATTGGCTCAGGATAAGTGCAAGATGTTGGATCACTATTCACCCGGTATCCCCATCACAGTAAAATTCAATCTGAGAGGTCGTGAATACAACGGGAAGTATTATAATACACTTGATGTATGGAGTATTAATTCAATGCCGGTAGTTGATGAGAGCTTTGACGATTCACCTTTCTGATACGGATACCATTCGTGACTTCATCGATAAAGAGGTGAGGTCACGAGTATCCAAGAGATACAAATTATCACATATCGCTGAAGATATGGGAATCACTTATCTTCAGTTGTGGAGATTCCTCAAGGGCCATTCGGTGAATGAGGAGTTTTATATCAAGTTTTTCAAGTATTATGCGAGATAGGTATTTCATTGCATATGTTGGGACCAAGAATGAGGAACCGCATATGATCATCAACCGATTCAAAGATGTCCTTAATGGGATGAATGTCAATTACCTTATCATTATGACAATGGACAATGATGAAGTATATCTTGAGGAGATTGATAAATTGAAGTTTATGGATATGCAATGTCAAATGAATTGAGATGGGATGTGAACTACTGAAACCAATTGATGGAAATGAATTGGATATCAATGTTGCTTTGTTTGGTCATTTACAATTGATGCTTTTATTGAATGGAAATGAAAAAACGGAGTACATCAAAGGATTTGAATACTGCACTCAGTTGGTTGAGGAATGGAGCCGACAAAGTAACTTACCGAAAATAATGGATAATTAAATTTAAACAAATGGAAAACTTACAACACGTAATTGGTGCATTGAATTCAGTAATTGGTAGTCAAAAGAATAGATTAAAATCATCTGAGGACAGAATTGAAGAGCAATGGATTGAATTAAGACAAGCAGAAAAAAGAATTGAGGAGCTTGAGGAAAGAGTTGAGCATCTAAATGAGCAATTGAGTGCTTTTATTATACTAAAATAGGACTGATGGAAAGAACACCCGAAGATATCATCGTAACCAAGGTTGCAATGAAGTATTTTGACCGGTCCGAGATGGGCATCAAGAAATATGGTACAACATTGGAGAATAATTCATTACCTTTGATGGATTGGTTGAATCATCTCCAGGAGGAATTGATGGATGCAACTCTGTACATTGAGAAATTAAAACAAGAGATATGACTTACTTAGCTTCACTCGCAATCAGTTGGTTCCTGGTATCATTCGAGCCATTACAAATGATATGGGATGGAATCGCAGTGCGAATCAAACCGAATCACCTGGTCAATTACATTCACTCAGCTCTTGGTTGTTGGAAGTGCATGAGCTTTTGGTCCACATGGATCATCACCGGCAGCTTCATTCAAGCAACCATAGTATCATTTATTGCGTTTATCATTGAGGAATGTTTGAACAAGCTGAAATAGAATATATCAATGAGATAGCTGCATCGAGTGATGCATCAAAGTATGCCAAGACCACACTCAAAGCACTGTATCGAATATATGATAAATATACCGGTGACCGCACAACGAATTGCTTTTGCTCATCAACAGTGAGAAAGATTTATTATAAGGACTTCATAAATTGGTATGAAAGCAACACTTGATCGCTACATATCGAGGAATTATAATGAGGTTTGGAAGTATACTGAATACTTTCTCACTAAATATAAGATGAAGCTCGATGCTGATTTAGTGATCAACAACTCATATCTCCATGTGATTGAGATAAACGACAACACAACGGATGAGAATAAGGTCAAGAGCTATCTCCTCAACACGATCAAGAGGCAGATTCTTTGGTCCACATCAATATCACACACTCAAGAGAGAGTGAATGCTAATGAGATTGATATACCGAATGACTGCGAGGATGAGCATGATCTAAATTATAAGATAAGGGAAGAACTGAAGTATCAAAATCAAAAGGCATACGTTGAGATGTACCGGAGGTCACTATCTGACCGAGTGAAGGTGATAATCTTTGAGGCATACTTTGATAAAGGATATACGACATCAAGGGCAATGGCTGCATATTTCGATATCCCTGATACCTCAGCATATTATTTTATCAAGGAAATTAAACGAGAACTAAAACGAATACAAGATGAGAATCAAGAACGAGTATAAAGGCAAAACTATTGTCAAAAATACCACGATTGGAAACATAACAGTGGTAATTGATAATATAGATGTATCAAAGTATCAATATTACGTTTCACTTGGAATGGGATATATCTTTGAGAAGGAATCAGAAACAACAACCGCACCTGAGCAATGCATCAAGTATGAAGGCATCGAGCAGGAAGAGGAAGTGAAACCGATTCCAAAGAGAAAACGAAGAACAAAAGCAACACCAGGTAAAGGAGAGGAATAATGCCGAAACACAAGTATATTGAAACTCCCGAGAAATTTGAGGAGATTTGGGAGATATATAAAAAGAAAGTAAAGGATAATCCAAGGTATTCTTATAGCTTATCTAATAAGACCGGAGAGATAGTAGCTATCCCTTTGGAACTTCCTATTTCAGTAGATGGATTTGAAGTTTGGGCTAAAAAAGAATATGGAGATATTCACAATTACTTTGATAATACCGGAGATAGATATTCTGAATATAAGGCCATCTGTTCACACATAAGGAAAGAATGCAAGGTTGATCATATCGATGGAGGAATGGTTGGCCAATACAATCCATCCATCACACAGCGACTTCATGGCCTAACCGATAAGTCGGACATCACAACCAATGGAAAGGACATCAACGAAATCAAGGTGAACATCATCAAGGCGGATGGAGATAAATAGCACTGTTATCTTTGAGAAGAACTACTCAGCTCTCCAGGATGATAGTATCAGATTTATAATAAACGAGGGAGGCTCAAGGTCATCAAAGACCTATTCCCTTTGTCAAATGATAATTGTCTACTCTCTCCAAAATAAGGGGAAGGTAACCTCCATCATTAGAAAAACGTTCCCAGCTCTCAGAGCAACAGTCATGCGTGACTTCCTTGAGATAATGAAGGAAATGGATTTGTATGATGTCAATGCTCACAATAAGTCAGAGCACATCTATTCCTTCCCTAATGGATCCATCGTGGAGTTCTTCAGTGTGGATGATGAGCAAAAGATACGAGGAAGGAAACGTGACCTCGCTTGGTGTAATGAGGCGAATGAGCTCTTTTATGATGACTTCACTCAGCTGAACATGAGAACGGAAGGAAAGCTCATCTTCGACTACAATCCAAGTGAATCAGCATCCTGGTTGTATGACCTTCCTAAGGAGGAGAGCATCCTCATCAAGTCAACGTACAAAGACAATCCATTCCTTCCGGATTCCATCCGTAGACAAATCGAGGACCTGAAGAGGACCGATGAGTCACTGTATCAAATTTACGCACTGGGAGAGAAGGCAATCTCCAAATCAAATATATATTCAAATTGGACCTTTGTGAAGCATCGACCTGCTCGGTTTGTTCACTATGTGTATGGACTCGATTTCGGTTACAATCACCCCACCGCACTCATGAGAGTTTATTGGTGCGAGGATGACATCTACATTGAGCCGGTGATATATGAGAGCTACCTCACCACCACCAACCTCATTGAGAGATGTGAGCAACTTGGCGTTGAAAAGAATGTGACCATTGTGGCTGACTACGCACGACCGGAGATCATTGCTGAGATGAACAATGCAGGGTTTGATGTGCAGAACGCCAATAAGGTGGTGAAGAAAGGCATCGATAACATCAAGACCTTTGGAGTGATATGCGAGGATGAAGCCAGGATCAAAAAGGAGTATGAGAATTACAAATGGAAGAAAGTTGGAGATTTCATTACTGACGAGCCGGTCAAGTTATTTGATGATGCCATGGATGCTATCCGATATGCTGCGACCTACATCCGTAAAGAACATTACACTGATGACAGTTACTTCGCCTTCTAAACAAAAGAGGTATTAAATTTAATATATACATGGCAATCTATAATCAATCATGGCTTCACACCATCCTTCATGACCTCAATGGTTCGATGGTCAATGAGAATGTGTGGCAATCAATTTGTTATCACTATGGAATCACATCACCGGTCAATGGTTCTTGGATTCAAGCACTATGTGAATTCTTCGATGTCAACCATGAAATTGGCGAAGCATGGATTCAATCATTAGCGGAGGACTTCGGTGCAACCGGTCCGGTGAATGGATCATGGATTCAAGCTCTTGCATTACAAATACAAGGCACCGCAGATTTGATTGACCTACTGATTGCGAGAATCAATGCCGATGGTGGAGTCCTGGAGGCAGAGCCTTGCCTTGAAGAAACATTAAATAGTTTAGAGATATGAGTTTATTAGATACCGCTTCATTAATAGTAACGCCAAACGGGTACAAAGAAGGCACGTTATATTCCGTTATTCCATCCGATGGTTCGGGGGATATGTCAGTCGTTAGAGCAACAACTGCCACTCGTGTGAATAGTGCGGGGTTAATCGAAAGTGTAGCGAATAACATTCCACGACTTGACTACTCAAATGGAACGTGTCCAAGTTTGTTAGTAGAACCGCAGAGGACAAACCTCGCTCTTTATAGTTCGTCTTTTGACAATGCGGCTTGGGATAAGATAAACGGAACAATGACCGCCAATGCCACAACTGCACCCGATGGCAACACAACCGCAGAACAATGGGCTGGAGATGGCACTAATACAATACACGACTTTTACCAAGCGTTTACGGGTGGAGCAACTACAACCTCAAGTATCTACGTTAAAAAGAATACCGCACAATTTGTTTACATTTCGCTTAACTATCAAGGAACGGGTTCGGATTGGTCAACGGGTGTTTATGACCTTGACAACCTAACAACTGCAACTTTTCAAAGTGGCGGTGTAACTTCTCCTATTGCAAGTATTTCAGACGAGGGCAACGGATGGCGTAGAATTACTTTAAAGGTATCAACGGGAGATACTAACTTGTTTTGTATGTATGGCATCGCAAACTCTTTAAGCCCGTCTTTTGGAGCAAATAGAGGTAGGGTTGTTTTCAGCACTTCAGCTTCATTCTATGCTTGGGGTTCACAACTCGAAGCGGGTTCATATCCAACTTCATACATTCCAACAACATCAGCAAGTGTAACACGCAACGCAGATGTTGTATCGAAAACGGGAATCAGTAGTTTGATTGGACAAACGGAGGGGACTATGTTTGTGGATGCCTACATAACGGGTAAAAGTACAAGCAATGGTTCAACGCTATTCGCAACTGATAAAGTAAGTTCGGGTGCAATTATGACAATTATTTATACTGCATCAGACGCTTTGTTTTTCTATGTTTATGATGGTTCGTCTTTTCAATGTTCTTTGAATGGTGGTTCTTTTAATGTAGGGGATAGAGTAAAGGTAGCTTGTGGATATAAGAACAATGATTTTGTGATGTATATAAATGGAAACCTTATCGCAACAGATACAAGTGGAAGCGTTCCCGCAACAGATACTGCAAACATTAACACATCTATTTACGCAGACAACAACGGAAGTTTTATCAATGCATCCGCACTTTGGAAAACTCGCTTAACAAATACTCAACTCGCACAACTGACAACGATATGATTTATAAACTAACATACGAAAACAAGG